CAGCGTTTGCGATTGCAGCTGGCGAGTTGTCAAGCATTCCGGAGCGGTAGCGACGCGCTAGAGGAGATAGTTCCTTTATACGTGCTAGTTGATCTATAGGTATACCAGGACTCTTTGGCTTACGAGGTACGTAGCCTTTTGGTTGAATCTTGATCTTAGGTTTTACAACGGGGGCAAGCAACGGAGAGTAGTTATGCTCACGTACAACCCACGAACGAACCGTTGAGCGGGGACGTGGAGGACTGAACGCGTTGCCGATGGCCTGTAAGGTCCAGCCTTCGTTATAGAGATCTCTAATGCGCGTGTATAGCGAGTCCTCGGTTAGTGAAGATAGAAGACTTATTTCAGAGATAGGAAGTGGCTGCTTACGAGCGAAGCGGCGCTTGGTTTCCATAAGGTACACCATAACATGATGTGTACAACTTTTATGCTTTAGCGAACCTTAAATACCGTAGAACGAAGAGAGGGGATGCGCCGATTTGAGTGAGACTTGGCGGTGATGTGTCCACCAACAAATCCTGCAGGAGGTTTGATGAGGAGCGCGGTTAGCGCGTGAACTAAAGCGTCAACGCGGTCAGGAGACTTACCTTCACCTGGAATCCAGCTCATCATTTGAGATTCAAGATCAGCTAGGTAGCCGATGTGGTGAACACGTCCTTGCTCATACGCAAGGGTGATAGGCTCCGCACGTAATTGCTTTCCAACCTTAGAGTGAACCTCTAAAACCTTTACGCTTGGGTCAATCGTGTTAATTGCATTGCGAACGAGCGCACCGCCTTGGTTTACCTCGGCAATAACTGGGCAACCCCACTTGCGTGCCATCTCGACAACGCGGTTAGCCCAAACGTCTGGGGAGCCAAGAATTGATGCGTCCTCAAGTACCCAGGACTGCCTCTTGTAAAGATCTCGCTCGCCGGTTGATGCAACAACAACGATACCGCACTCGTCTCGTGGATTTTCAGCGACCGATGGGTCAACGCCGATGCAGCGTAGAGGTGTTCCTCCAGGAAGAGCGCCCTGGCGATTTCGTTCAATAAGTTCCTCGGTCCAGAGAGCGCCTTCAACCTGATCTAGCATCTCGCCGTAAAGTTCCTGCTGCGCTAGGCGCGTTCCCTCGTAGACGCCCTTGATTGCGTCAAGGTACGCGGCTGAGAGGTTTCCGGAGTTGTCCATAGTTGAACCACGGGTAATGATTACCTTGCCGGTCTTTTCAGCCTCGGCCATAAGCGCGTAGAGAAGAGGAACTCTCTTAGGAGTCGTCGTAACCACGATCTTTGGGTTAAGTCCAAGACGAGTACCAACACGTAGGTTATCAAACGCTGTCATACCTGCCGCGTCGGGAGTCTGCCTCCAGGCGGCAACCTCGTCACCCCAGGCGTGCGTGAATTGAGGACCACGGAGTGAATCAGGTTCATCCGCGGTAAAACATGTGGCGGTGTTTCCGTTAGGCCAGGTTAGTCTTCGCTTTGACGGTTCGTATAGTGGGCGCTCGCTTGGAGGCGTCACGTTAATAATTCCGGACTCACCTTCAACGATAACGTCACGAACGTCAGCTGCGGTACGAGCAACGAGCGCAAAGCGTCTCTGTCCGGTGTTCGTGTACTTCGCAGTCTCGCGAACCCACTCAGCTGCCGTGCGTGTTTTACCAGCACCGCGACCGGCGATGTACGCCCAGATATTCCAGTCATCAGGCGTAGGAGCCTGTTGTTCAGGACGTCCCCACAGCGACCAGTCAAATAGAATTTGGTCTGGATCCATACCTTCAAGTACGGCTGCACGTTCCTCGTCACTGAGAAGCGCGAGTTGCTCCATGATGCTCTTTGCCATGAATAAATTATTCCTTATTTAGTGGAAAGCGATTTTCCTCAAAGATGGGAGTGTAGGCGCGAGATGCTCCGCCGCCTGGCTTGTATCCGTAGCGTGCAAGTCTAAAACGAAGAGCGCCGTGCGTAACACCTAGACGCTTAGCAAGACGGTACAGGGTTACGTTTTCAACGGTGTGAGCGTAGTGAAGTAGATACGTATACTCCTCAGCCTCCTTGCGAAATGACTTGCCGTATGAGCGAACCTGTTGAGCTAGAGGTTGAAGCTCTAGTAGACGTGTAAGAGTCTCGGGGGTTGGCTCGATGAACTCGCGCTTAGGTTTAGCACCTTCAACGAGTGGAGGCTCGGGAATATCAAATCCTGCACCTGCAACTCTGAGCGCCTCGGTAAACTTAGTGGCATTACAGATCTGGCGAATTCTCTCACGGGAAAGGCCAACCATCTGTCCGATGGAATCAAGTGTCCAACCTCTTTCACGGAGGGCCTTGATGTATGCGTCGCGGTCTTCGTCATCCTTCAGCGCGGTGAAAGTTTCACGCACGGAGTCAGGAAGTACATGATGAATCTTCTTATATTTTGCCATGTGAATATTATATCACGTTATCGTCATATACGTGACTCGATATGATAAGGTATTCACATGACTGACTATCCAAACTGGTTTGAGACCTCAAACGCCAAGACTCCATTTGTTCTCTACATGGAGGAGTTCTACGGCAAGCCTGACCTAAACTTTTTGCAGATCGGCGCGTACTGTGGTCACGCGTCAACGTGGCTATTGGCAAACGTGTTGAACGAGAAGGGCTCCGTATTACACGACGTGGATACGTGGGAAGGCTCAAACGAACCTGGCCACGACGGAATGGATTTCAGCGAGGTAGAGAAGATCTACGACAGCAACATGAATCTCTTCACAAACGTAAACAAGTACAAGATGACAAGCACGGAGTACTTGCTGAGCGCTCGCGATGAGCGATTTGACTTTATCTACATTGATGGCGCCCACAGCGCAGAGCAGGTGATGGAGGACGCAACACTAAGTTGGCCACTCCTCAAGAGTGGTGGCATCATCGCGTTTGACGATTATCAATGGCCAAGTCCCGATGGAAACGAAATGAACTCGCCTAAACCTGCGGTTGACTTCTTTCTTCGGTTGCATAAGCATGAAGTTGATGTCCTGCACAATGCGTGGCAGGTTTGGCTTCGTAAACACTAACTGCGCTCTAATTTAAGTGTACAGAAGGATAAAAGTAGTACATTAAGGCTAATTGCCTTGGACGTGAGAGTGAGAGGTAGTATATTGGAGACACTCTTCAAAACGTCTCCAACCTTTTTTAGCCTTCAGGTGGCATTTGTTTTTCTCCCAGATTCTTGAGCGTGAAGGCAGGCATGCCTTGCCACTGTGCCTACATAAAAAATAGTCTTTAGGACAGCCCCCTAGAAATACAGGTAAACATTCCTACAGGTAACCTTTGGGTACCTTTGGTTACCTTTGGATACCTTTTAGGAAGCCTACAGGCTGGCTAGCCTATGGGTCAGGCTAGGCTTGGACAAGTTACCTATAGGCAACCTAGCATCTAAGTAGAAGTAGAGCTGGGTAGCATCGAGCTAGCTGGGCTGGATCTTCCTAGTGGAAGTTGGGTTGGGATGCCCCTGAGCTAGCCTGTCCTTGAGTAGCTCCTGGGTTTCTGGGAACTCCAGGGAATGTGCCTATGGGTTGTTATAAAAATGTTATGGCCAAGAAAGGGCGTATTTGGAGTATGCCTGTTATAATTATTACAAGCCTAGGAACCTAGGTACTTGATTGGAGAATCAAATGGTTGTAATACAGAAGGACTATGGGTACGGCGTCAAGGTTACTACCAAGACCCAGGATGGAAAGAACCCAGAGTCTGCCGCAGTTAAGTTTGATGGAAACAGGAGCCGCACCTTTCTAGGTCAGGGTGCTAGTGAGTACGCCCTAGAGTTTGTGAATGAACTCATCGGTGAGTATCGCCGCAAGGAAGCTCACGCACTGACCAAGGTGTTTGGCCTCATGAAGTTCTAACCCGCAGGTATAAAAAGGAAGGGACCCACCGCAAGGTGAGTCCCTTTCTTTATGTTTGGTACTAGAGCTCTACGACCACATTAGGGTCGCCCGCAAATAGGCTGGAGAATGTTTGTTCGTCCATTAGCCCATCGCCTTCAATGCCCTTATCCTTTTGGAATGACGCCACCGCATTGAGGGTAAGGTCACCGTAGAATCCGTCGATGTCGCCATCAGCCTCAGGGTAGCCAAGCTCAGCAAGGCGACGTTGTAGGTGATGAACCGTAAGGCTCTTTTGGCTGTGCATGTTTTTGTACACGCAGGCGCTAAGCTTTACCGTATCGACGTCATTACCAGAAACCACGATTGGCTCTGGCTCTGGGACGTAGGTGTAGGTTGGGGCAGGAGCTGAGACTTCCTCAACTACCGCAATAGATTCCTCAGCCGCAGCTGGCTCGTGCCAGTCTGCCGCAGGGATCTCTTCAGCTAAAGCTGTCTCCAGCTCTAGGTCATCTTCGTTATGTGCCATAAAATAAATTCCTCTGTTAGTAAGGTCCAGGTCCTGGATACATTTTAAGCCACTTGGTTACCGTTGTGCCGCGTTCACGATACGCGTTCTTACCGATACCCCAGGCTCCAAAGTCTGTTCCACGAGACATGAAGTATGCAGCCTCCGCATTGCGGACGGGGTCATACAGGTCGTTGTTCGTCGACATGAGGAACTTGTTACGACGATCTCGTCCCATAGTATCTAGCATGTTGATCTGAAATAACCCGTATGAGTTATCACCTGTTCGTTTGTTCATGTTGTGAGACAGTGGGTGTGCGTTGCTCTCGCGCATAACGATTGCATAGGCGATCTTCAAGTTGTTACCCTCGAAGCCAACTGCCGCTAACATGTCAACCAACTGGTGTGGTGTCAGCTGCTCCTTGTACCCTCTAAACTTATCAAGGATGTGATCCTTGTGAAGCATGACGGTCTTCAAAGAAACTGTCTTTGTCAATGGTGTCAATGGTGTCACTTCTGTCATTGGTGTCATTGGTACTACTTGTACTGCTGTTAAGGCATTTGCCTTAGTTACATTGTCGTGCGCGGTTACAAGTGTTGCAACCGTTACTAACGCTACCGCGTAAGCTACTGACGTCAAAGCTACTTTCTTTTCTGAAAGTCTCATCGCTAGTTCGCCTCCTTGATGTAGGGGACAGGGTCAACAGTTCAGCTAAGTGCCTTACTGTGTTCTTCGCTTGCGTCGTCCCACTCAGCGTCGTAGCCAATTGCGTTGCCACGGGCACCGCTATCCTCTACGTCGTGCATGATAGACCACACGCTTCCCAACGTGTGCGCGAAGCTTTTCCCTCGGGTTACAGCTACCTGTGATTTGTAGTTGCTGTAGTCGAGGAAATCTATTGAGTCAGAAACCCACTTACCGAACATGTCCTTCGTTGCGACAACACGGTATGGGTAATCTGCGTTTGGTGTGTTCATGATGTCCGTGTCGCATAGGCTAGCCAACGGCATTAGCGATTCACGGTCGCGTGCGCGAACCATCAGAGTATCTTTTAGTCCCGCATGTTGAACGGCACTGACAAATCCTGTTTCAGTAAATAACCACATAGGTGGTACCTCGTCTCTTCGTCATGGGCTTAATAATAACATCAAGTCCTGTTTTATGGAAACCAATAGACATAAATGTCAAATGGTGATTCATCTTGATAGTCTAGCCGTTAGGCTAGATCTACTCCCTCAGGCAAGCTATCAACCGCGTCAACCGATACGGTAAATAACTCTTCCTTTAGGGATTTAGCTATAAGTCGGGCACTGTCTGGTTTGACATAGCCTTCATACGCTAAGTTACCTTTATCGTCCTTTGCGACGATGTGGTAGGCAATTGGATCTGCCATCTTGCCCTCCTTTCCTATGGGTAAAATTGTATCACCCGTAGATCTATCGGCCGAACTTCTTCCGGCACTCTGGTCCAAGTTGTAGCTCACGGCTGGTTGGATCTGTTAGTTCAGCTCCGCAGCTACCACAGCAGCTGTAAACCGTACCGAAAAGCTTGGCGTACTTGTATGGATCCTTAGCCACGATGTTAACTAATGTTAACGCATCCTCGTTAGCCAGTCTCCAACGGGTAAACCCACCGAGAGCACCCGTAAGGCGCTTCATGTAGAGTCGACCCATGTATTCGCGTATCTCCACGAACATCATGTCACCTGAAAGCTTGGTGCTAGTCAGGCTAATGTCAATTTCTTCATTAGGAATTGCGTACTTAGATTTAGGAGCTTTCAAAAGTGCTTCCTGAATCGAGCCGCTTACCACAATTTTTGTGGTAGCCTTTGGTAGCTTGAGCAGCATGTCAATAAGGGAAGACGCTGTCTTCTTGTCCATCGATAGCAGGGCTTGCTTCCAAGCTAGCCGTGCACCCTCCTCCAGCTCCCGTTCCTCGAGTAAGCTGTTGATGAATCCCACCTGCTTCTCCGATGGGCCAAACAATGTCGCTGTCGTCATTGGGTTCTCCTCCCCGTAGTTGATAGGCTAATTATATCAGGTAGGGGGAGGAGAACTCCAAACGTTACGCCCTTTGGGCCAGGAGACCCATAGTTACGCCTGCCAAGGCAAGAGTTAGTGCCTCTATCGGCCTCTCAGGGCGTGTGAAGGCCAGGATAAGCGCGAGCAGGGTAAATACCGTAGCACCTACGGCTGGCCACACCAAATCGCGTAGGCGTGAGAATAGATCTGGCATGTTAACCTACTTTACCGGGCGTGTTCGGCCCTTGAGGCGGGTTGAGGCATCACGAATGGTTGTTCCTGATGCGTCAATGAGCTTGCGAGCCTTACCGTAGGTAACGCCTAGTTCCTTAGCTACTTCGACGACTGGCATACCCTTTGCGTATAGCTGGGCAGCAGCTTGTGGTGTTACATCTGTCATGCTGTTTCCTTTCGTCATTTCGGCTGGCGGTTCTTCCGCAAGCCAGGCACGAGACCTCACGATGAGATCCCTTGCCTCGTTGAGTAACTGCAGCTGCGAGCTACCCAAAGTTATCGACATGTTGAACAGTAGTTTCCAACACGTATGTTTTTCATTGCGATGTCATAGACCTTGCCGCAATGATGACACGCTACCTTTATCAAGTCTCCGCGTTTAGGCTCACGCTTCTTAAGCTTAGGAATGTTTGGTAATGGAATCCTTATGGTGATAATCATTTTGTTTCATCGCCTCCTGGAGCTGTAGCCTTGAACGCACGGTACGTAGCCGTATCAGCTGGGAGAAATCCATCGTCCGCGTGACATGAGAAACAGAGATACTCGTTGCGTCGATGCGACGGGTCACGAACTACCTTGTCATGTTTTCCGCATCGGTCGCAGATCGGGTCCTTTGGTTTAGTGCGAGCCCACTCGCGATAGCAGTAGGCACAGATCAAGTTATCAGCCGCGTTGTAGATAAGAACGTTGTCTTCGTTGCACGTTACACATGTACCGTAGACATAGAGCTTGTCACGCTGTATGGTTCCTTGTGTCATAATTAGATCCTAATCCTTTTACCTGAACTTGTAAACTAGTCTACTTGACTTTCTAGAACACGCATTTTTCGTGGTCCGTATTGTGAGGTAGGTAGTCCAATGTTAATAGATACCTGACAGTCGATGTAGTCGGTGTGTCGAGCTGAGATCCTGAGGTTACCCTTAGCCTTTAGTCCAAGGTTCACGAACTCGATGTCCTGTGGGTTGTAGATGTAGTGACCGCAGGAGATGCAGACCTCAAACGTGTTGTCGTCTCTGCGACGAGGCACGCGCTCGTCCTTTGCTATGAACTTCATCGCTTGTCCTTAGGCTTTACCACGCCAAGGATTGGCTGGATCTTAATAATTGACTTTCGGTACTGGTAGTACTTGTATCCAACGATGGAGGCAAGTGCCAGTGCCGCTACTACTAGGTGACCCCAGGTGAGGTCGAAGCTGACATGTATCATTTGGTTCCTCTCAATGAACGCTCTGCGATTTCATCTAACGATGCTGCAAGTAAAAGGGCTGGGAAGCAGCCAACGATTGCTGATAGAACTGCTGCCGCTAAGCTAAGCCAGCGCGGTCCTGCTAGAAAAATCATTGCTGAGATGAAGAGCCATGAGGCTGCAAGTACTTTCATTCCCGCTGCGTAGCGGCGGAATCGGTAGACCTTGTCTGTCTTGTATGTAATCTTCATGTTAGTCCTTTCGTCATTCACCGTGGGGTTTCGGTGATAGGTTAATTATAACAGGTAAATCAGGCAGATGCTAGCAACTGAAGGGTTTCAGTTTCATTTAATTTTCGATAGTCTACCTTCGTGTAGGTATGAATCTGTTCAGTGACCTCGAGCTTGTTGATGGCTCCAGTAGTTCCTGTGACCAGTTGCTTCACGAACTCGGCTGAGTCAACGTGATACCCATAGGTGGTTCCGTTAACCGTGATTGCTACTCCGTATGATTTCATTTATTTCCTTTCGTCGTTTTGGGTGGGGGAAGGCGGGGAGCCGAAGCTCCCCACCCTTTTACTAATCTTCGTCTTCTTGCTCTTCGTGGTTCAAGAAGTCTTCAATCGCTCCTTGGACCGCGTCACCGACCATCTCTGAAAGTCGGTCGAGCTGCTCATCGGTAAAGGTTACCTTTGGCTCATCGTCATTCATGTAGTTGGCCATTTCCTCAATCATGTCAACTGTTAGTACTGACTCAACTACCTTGTAGTCTTTGCTGTATGCCATTTTCGGATCTCCAATTCCCACGGCGTTTCCGTGTATAGGTTAATTATAACAGGTAGGTGTCTAGAACCTGACTAGCTCTTAGTTCCCCAGGTCACCAGGGTGATGACCTTGTCCGCAAGAAAGTTGCTACGGCGATAAGCTTCAGCCCAAGATTCGGCCTCAGCTTCTGAACGGCAGTACTGGTAGACGGTTTCCCCGCTACTCAAGGTGTAGTAATACTTAGTTTGGTTTCCTGGTACATTTTTCATTTGGATCTCCAATCCGTTAGCGTATAAGCTAATTATAACAGGTAGGTTAGGACCTAGGCTTGCGCTCTGGACTTCGCCTGGAGATTTCACAGGTATCTGGTTTTATACCCTGAGACTTTAGCCAAGCCTTCGCCGCATCCTCGTTCATGAACTGCCCTACCCAGCTTCCGCTGGGGAGGAACACGTTCACAAGCTGATACAGCGTGTTGGTTTCCTTAGTACTCATCATCGCCAATGTGAATCGGGAACTTATTAGCAAATGAAACTACTGCTACCGTACCAATGGTGCATGCTGCAACTATAATTAGAATTAGAAACATATTACTCTCCTAGTCCGAACATCTCTGTCCAACATTTTGGGTGGTACCCAGTTTTTAATTGTTCACGCTTGGGTTTTGGCATCTCAGGGAATGCATCTTGAATGAGCATACCGCTTGTCCAAGCTTCATAACCTCGAGCATCAACCTCAAGGGAGTCTGATAAACCGCACCATGAACATGGTGGAGTTTCTACAAGATAGATTTCATTTTCCAGAGCCATGATTATCCTTTCGTCGTTATAGGGTAATTATAACAGGTACCCTACTCGTCTTTTAGCTGAGCTAGGACCGTGAACGGTCCACCTGAGCCGGAGTCTAGTTTAGCTCCAATGGCTAGGGATTCCTTTACTATTTCTTTAGCCGTATCAACGGTGAGCTTTCCCTTAGCTGGAAGATACGCATAGAGAGCTCCAATGGCGTAGTCACCACCAGTTCCCATACCGTATAGACCAGTCGCATCTTTAACCCAGGCGTAATCCTCGCCGAGCTCGTAGATAGTTCCATTGACAACAACAAGAATCATTGAACCTTGTGATGCAGCTTCTTTTGTTTCTGGTCCAAGAGTTCTATCCGCGTATCCGTGGTCCTCGAAACATTTACGAAGAGCTGGCACGAAATCATTTGTAATGAATGCGTCGAGTTCACGACCGTATAAACCACTTGCGTCTGGTGGTGTGAACGTGTGTTCAAGAATGTTTATTGCACGCATGTCGCCTGCAGCACCAAATAAGTATTCGTCGTTAGCTACAATTTTTCCGTAACCCTTTGACATCGTATAGATACGACCTTCATCGGTGATACGTGAATCTGAACCTACGACTGCCCAGCCTGGTCCCTGCACAGCAATTATTGTAGTCATTGGCGTCCTCTCAGCGGTAGGTTCATTCTATCCTATACCTACCGCCAGAGAACAGGGTCTTATTAGACTAAATCTACAATTGAGGTAGGTACCACAATCTCTGAGGAGACCACCTCACCGTTAGGAAGATACTTGGCAAATCGACCTACAGGTACGTCGAGTTTGACAACAATCTTCTTTTGGCGAATGCCAACAACCTTACCTGTATGTCCGATAACATACCGCGTGCCACAGGAATCATTGAAGCGAACTGAGTCGCCGATACCGAAGTCACGGGTGGTTTGGGTTGCGCGAACCTTCTTCATTCTTGCGTCTACTGCGTCCTTGACTTTAACCAGGTCCTTGTCTAGGATTCCTGAGTCTAGGGCCGCTTGAACTGCCTCTAGGGTCATGTCCATTTGGTGTCCTTTCGTCGTTTGGTAAGGCTAATTATATCAGGTAGGTTGCTTGAATCCTAGGTTGCTCAGGTGAGAATCATAGGTGTCCTTTGATTCTTTAAAGCACGGGTCACAGGTTACCTTACTCAAACTAAAGCTTTTGTTCTTTAACCGCAGGTGACAGCGGACACAGGTTATCATTAGTTATCTAAGTCTGAGTACTTGTATTGTGGGTACATTTTATAGAAGCCTTGCATGTCCCAGTTCATATCCGTATTGCAGATAGAGCAGTTATTAGGATAGATGTCGTCAGGGTCACTCATGTCAAGTTCAACTAACTGAAGGCCGCACTCACCAAACCCAGCAGCAAGGTTCTCGAATATCGCATAGCGATTTTCCTCGGGGCTTTTACGAAACGTAATTGCCAGACGCTCCTCGCCAGTCAGTTCCTTCCAAGGGACTGCTGGACCACGGCACCACATAGATACCATAACCTTTTCAGTACTCACCACAGTTCTCCTCTCAATGCGTGTTCGTATTGGTCACCGCGGTACGAGTTAGAACCAAAGGAGATGTCGCCCATAGCAAGCTTGTCCAAGTTAAAGACAGCGGTATGACCTTCGTTCTCAAACATGACAACAAGCATGTCGCCTTCACCTTCGTGTTTCACGATGGCAACTTGAAACGGTAGACCTGAAACGCCATTTCGATGAAAGTCAGAGTCGGTGACTGTTATGTTATCCATCGTAGCCATCATCCTCATACTCTCTTTCAAAGTCGGAGCTAAGACCACAGGTTGGGCACTTCCAAGTCCAAGACTCGAACACCACGTTCCAACTGTGAAACTCTTTTGTTAGAGTGATTTCTCGCTCTTCAACGATATCAAACTCAACGCACTCGTCGTTTTGGCATGAAGCCTCACGGTGGTCGATGTCCTCGCTTGAGTCGTAGCCAGCAATCTCAGGTTCGTTACCTGAGACTCCAGGAGGATAGTTGCTCGACATCTTAGGCAAGTCCTGCTCTAACAAGAACATCCTCGCGACTCTTTGGAGAAACTCCAAGAAGTTTGGCAACGAGTTCTACCGCGCGAAACTTACTTCCACCGATGTTCCAGTCAATTCGCTCGTTCATCGCTGGGGTTCCAAGTTCGTATCTCTTCCAGTCATAGATCTCTGCGTCTGTTCCATCCGCAAAGCGAATACACCAAGATACGGTGAGTTTTCCATCACCTGAGAAATCTACAACAGATGAGTCAAACGTTGGTTCTCCAAATACCTTTTCAATCTCTGCTCGGGTTACATCGAAGATGTATCCCATGAGGCTTCCGCCTGCAGTTGTGTCGTGTATGAAATCCATTTCCTTCTCCTATCGTTTCGTCGTTGGTATAATTATATCAGGTAGGTACTCTACCCTTTGTGCCAACAATCACAGCCACATCTCTTGGCACAATACTCGTGTTCACCTTCAACACAGTTATGGCACTTTGGCTTGACCACTGTTGTACCTTCAATTTTAGTTATTTTCATAGGATAATTATATCAGGTAGGTGTAGAGAAAGGTACCCTACTTGTGAGTAGGGTACCCTCAACTTCTATTTAGTCTTCTACTATTTCTTTTAGATTATCAAACCACTCATCAAAGATTTCTTGGTATTCATCTGACCATGTATCTATGTCTGTGGTGGTTATGGTTTCTTGACCATCAACATATTCATTATTTTCTATTGATAGTGAGTGGTACTTATTGTCTGAAGTCTTAAGAATGTATGAAGACCACTCGTCACTTGGGTCTACAACAACTGCTGCTACATTTGTAGGTATGATGTATGGTAGGTTTTGATCTTTTAATACATCTACTAGGTGTTCAACTGTTGATGAATACATTGGGTTTTGTAGGAGGTTACTAAAGAGACCTTCAATTTTGTTTGAGTTCATTTGGAATCCAATCTATCTTACTAACCCTTGTGGTTAATAAGATAATTATATCATATAGAACCCTAAAAATCAGGTAAATAGAGTAAAATAGAGTGGTCAGTTTTATGACTTGACCAGGTCATTTCTCAGGGGAGGATTGGAGTACTCACCCTGAGAAGCTTTTAGACCGCGTAGGCCAGTTCGTATCCCTTGTCCAGCTTTTCCTGAACCTTCATGAATGCGAGTTGACGAGCGTAGCTTTCTGAGTAAACGTTCTTTACCTCAGATTGACGGGTAGCTTTTTCAGCCATTCCCCAGCTTGTGCGAACGATGGTTCCGTCCACTGTAACTTCATAAACCTTCTTGCGTCCAGCGGCACCGCGGCCACCGTCCGATTCCTTCAACAAACACCATTTCTTTTGCATTTGCATTCCTTCCGTCGTTTCACCGGATATTCGGTGATGGGATAATTATATCAGGCAGGTTGGTTGAGAGCGCCCATAATGTCTTCCCTTGAGAAAACTTTTACACTTGATAAGGCACCGCGTTCAATTTCCTTTGAACCGTATGCCCAGCTCGTTGCGTCCCCAAAGAACGAGGCACTGTGGTCAGCACCAGGAGACCAGAGCTTCCTCGTGGTTAGCCGCGTATCAATTTCCCACACGTACACATAGTCATGGGGAACTAGGTTCACGATTGGACCGATCTCTGAATCCATCGTGCCGTGCACGTGGTCAAGGACGCGGAACCACATGAAGGTGAGAGCGTGGGCTACTGTTTCAGCCGCATAGATTTCTCCCCAGTTAGATTTCAATCCCTCTGCGTTTATGTCACCAAACACGCACTCAGGCGCACAGTGATAAAGATATCTTGGCATCTTGTTACTCATCTACTGCCTCCCGCATCGCGTTACGTTTCTTATCTCCTCGAGAACGATTTCTCTTGGTTCCTTTGTGTGCAAAGATCGAGACACGCTGGTTCAGCTTCGGGCCAGAGGTTCCTCTGATGAGCCGTAGCAGCGGGTTCTTGTTCTTGTTCATAAGCTAATTATAACAGGTGGGCCAAATGAAAAAGAGCTACCACTTCTCCTTGGTAGCTCTCTTCCTGGACTTTTACTTAGGCAGCTTTAGCTTTAACCTTTGTGAAAGTTTTCTTGCCGCGACGAATCGCAGACATAGTTTGTGATGCTTCCTTAGTCGAAGCAACCTGCATCTTCTCTCCTGTCGAGGTATTGAAGATAACATAGTGCGAGCGATCTGCCGCACGTAGTACAGCTAGCGTCTTACGCTTGCGGAAGTACGCTGGGGTGTAGCCGTTTGGAAGCTTTACGCCTTTAGGAAGCTCAGGAAGAGCTTCAGTGCGTTGATAAGGCTTCGCCCGAACGACTACCTTAGGGGTAGTGTTTTTAGTAGCCACAGGGTTACCTGTCCTTTCGTCTTTTAATGCACCGCAGGCGACTTGCTTGCGGACTGATCTATTATAACAAGGTTCTTCCTGAAAAGTACAATCAGGAGAAGTCTGCCGTAATAGCCAATGATAAATCTAAGAGCACCGATCTCGCCGTCACTGTAGCGGCCCGTGGTCTCCATCATTCCTTCGTGTAGACTCATTAGTCGATTGCCGACTGGTCGCACGTAGGTAGAGCGTGGGTTCTCCAGTCAATGAGGATACGCTCTAGCACCTCTTTGTAGTCTGGCGGAAGAATCTTAATTGCGTTCTCAACCATGATGATGTCGATAAGTGTTCCCTGACTCGATTGAGCACAGTCAAGCAGCGTCATCGCGCACGTGTCGCAGTGATTGGTCATCAGCGGGTTCGCCTCTTCTTCAGGCGTGTCCGGACTGAACTCTTGCTCTGTCATATTTCCTCCCAGTATTTTGGATGTACGGAGTCGTAATCATACTCACCGTCTGGATACTTTGTAAAAAAGTCTGTAGGTCGACCAAGGCGAACCCACACCGTGATGCGCTTAGCCATCTCCACCCGTGAGTTGTCATTGGTCTCCATGATGATGTCAAAATCAGACTGTTCCCACCGATCGGTTTCAATCAGCTGGATGTTTGACGCGTCGCCAAAGTTGCCGTCCTCGGCAAAGTAGTGTACCTGTGTCATGAGTTTACGTTCAAGAAGTTCGAGATGATTTCTTGAATCGCCTCCTCAATGTCATTGGACAGCTCGTTGATTTGGTCATTGGTAAATGATCTACGGTCTTCCTCTGAGCCACCGTAGGTCGTCAATTCCTCTAGCTCGTCGACCGTCAAGCTTGAGTTGATAATTTTGTAATCCTTTGAGTAAGGAGTGTCGGTAATCTGTATTGTCATTTCGGATCCCTTCGTCGTTGGGTTGATAGGCTAATTATAACAGGTGCCTTAGGCAGATTGGCGCTCCCAGACTGGACCCAGCCATAGGAAGCCTTCCTCATCGTGAATGGCGAGAGCTTGGAGAACAAGAGAGTCCTTGTTCCGTTTGGCGTGATGACCGCAGAATAAAAGCTGACCGTTGAGAAAAATTGCGCGAACCTTTGCCGCTGCACTACATGTGTCGCATCGGTCCTCAGCCGTCAAGGCTGGAACCTCAGGCTTGGTTTGTGTTTGCATCGATGTCCTCCCACTCCGTAATGAATCGTGCCTCAAAGTCTTCAATCGGACGCTTGAGTCCGAGGTGTGCCATCTGAAGGTATCTCTCAACGTCCGCACGCTTGCGTGCCCGAAACTTAGAGATACGTTCGCCCGTGTAGACGTCAACGATTTCCCAGACGCCCGCTGATGCGTTCTTCTTTCTAGTCGCCGACATAGATGTGAACCTCGCCCGCTCTTGCCGATGCTAGCTTTGCCGCTAGCTCTTGGAGCTGGGTAACCCATGCTTGTGACAGTGGGTGGTTGTATCCGTCATCGTCCGGAGCGCCGGTGACAACGATGTTGCCCATGATGACGTCCGTCATGCCGAATGCCTTCTCCCAAAGATGCGTGCCGATGATGTTTGGTTCCATACCGTTGATGAGCTTGCCCTCTTCGTTCACCCAGATGGTGAGGTCGTCCCGCAGGTCGACACATTGAATGAGTCCGCCAACCGCATCGCGCAGTTGCTCGTAGCTCTCAGTCTCGAGGTCAAGGACCTCGGTGGTGAAGTCGGTGTTGATGCGTAGTGCCGTCTTCACTCTGTCACCGCGAACTTATGAATGTTGCCGTCCGCATCCTCGCGAACGCCGGTGTAGATGATAACCTGTCCGTCGTTGTCCTGGTCAAGTACCGCGTTAGGGAGTACCTGTAGGATCTGTCCAACCATTTCATCGAATGTCATTTTGTTTCCTTCCGTCGTTGTTAGGATAATTATATCAGGTGGGTTTTACTGATCTCCTGTGCCATCCGCTTTAGCTCCTCGTCACTTGTCGGGTTTGCCGCAAGAACGGTAAGCGAGTGGACGAGCATCTTTAGCTCGTTCCCATCCAGTTCTATCACGTACTCATTAAGAAGTTTGTCGACCTGGTCTGCAAACTTCTCCGGGTTATCACGTGTAGCTCTAGCCAGTGTCACTAAAGCCACGGCGGCAGTGAAGCCTGCCGGGTGTTCGAGCTTTGTCATTACATCTCGCAATCGCATTTAGTAAGCCAGCATTGTGGGCAGGCTTGGACTTGTGGGGCAGGGGTTGTTTGCTTTCTTGCCTTGGTGAGCCCGTTGGCTCCAAGATAAGTTTGGACGGCATAGTAGGTACGCCCAAGAATAATTGCAATGTCGGTGACTGAAACGTTAGCCTCACGGAGATCTTTTAGCTTATTGATCTCTGTAATGGTCCACTCGTTTCCAGCGGACACTGCAGCAAGGAGGGTAAAGTTTTGGTACTGGTGCTGGTATTCATTATGCATATGGATCTCCAATCCGGTTCGTTAGGATAATTATATCAGGTGCCTATCCTACCTGGAGCAGGTCTCCACAGAGACCGCAGTAGTACGCATCGCCTAACCTGGAGTTCTCATCGAACTCGTGGACCATGTCGTCCTTTGGGTGTATGCACACTGGCTTGCCGTCATCATCGTTCACAAGTGTCGAGACACTGAAGTCAAGTTCGATACCGCGGTTGCGTTCCTGTGCATTGGGCAAGTCGGAGATGTTGATCTCGTCGTTCTCTGCCTGGCGCATGAGTTCTCGTGCGTGCGCGTCGCTGTCTGCCTCGAACCAGACCTGGTTCATTGAGACCTCGTTGAATCTAAACGTGTATGTTGCCATGCTGTATCCCTCCGTCGTTGTGTGTAGTGTGACTGGGTCTTTCGACCCAGCCACACCGTAGTGCACTTTTGGAACTCGAGCCACGTACTCCGACCTAAGCCTCACTTGCCGAACAAGAAGAGAGCGACTCTTCCGCTAACGTTCGGTAGACTGTTGACTAGGTCTGTGCCCTCCGCAACTGCGACCTGCGCCGCATACCCACCACGCCTCAAGGCGCTAGGGAACTCTTCATCCTGATTGCCCTTCTCCGGAGTACTCTGCCAGAAGCAGAACCGTTATGGTCGGTCAGGAATCCGTTCCTCCATATTTAGTTTGTTAGGATAATTATATCAGGTCGGCATACTATTGGAGTCGCCTGGAGTAATACGAAGCATGATGTTGCCGTTGTGTGCATGATACTGACTCAACACGTCGTAAAGAAGATTTGCGATGTCTGGCTTTAGCTCGTACTCCGCGGAGCCTTCATCACTGGTGTATAGGAACGTGTTGGCAGAGATTGGAAACTGCTGGCTGCCGCTTCGAATGAAGACAACACGCTCATCGTGCATTCGCTCATAGCCTTGTTCAAGGCCGTCAAGATTTATGTTCTGGTCTGACATGGGTGCCTTTCGGTTTGGTTGTGAGAAAACCCGCTGGGGTTACCAGCGGGTCTCTCTTGCAGACTCTTAGAGAGTCTTGATGAATGTGTAGGGTGTTGATACCAATGTTGCGTCGTAAGCTTCTGGGAAAGCAGACTGTAGAACCTTACGGTCAATCTTGGAATTTGATGAGTGAGCAAGCTTGAAGCGTTCCACTCCGCGGATTACTCCGACTTCAGCGTCTCCAAGAAGAACGCGAAGACGAGCTTCAGCTTCTTCCTTTTGAGTTTCAAGGGCCTTGATGGCTTCCTTTGCAGCGATGAACTTTGCCAAAGCCTTTTCAGCATCTGTAGCTGTAAGGTCAATGACGGGTGTTGCGATTGTTGCAGTCGTTGCAGTTGTTACTGTTGTGACTGCGGATGATGTCTTTGTAGACATTTGGTGTCCCTTCGTCATTTTCACCGGAACCGGTTGGTTTCGATGTTAGGATAATTATATCAGGTAGGGCCCGACAAGGGCGGGACAATCTGACGGAAGGTTACCGCCCCTGTCGGAGATTAGGTTTAGGCTGCCGTTCTAGCGGTAACCTTGGTTAGCGCCTGGGCTGCAGCCTTTCCGATTTCGGTGGCTGCCGTAGCAGGGTTCATGTCACCCTCTAGGACGACACCATCGGTGTTCTGTAGAATATGGCGAGGTTGGTATGAGTGGTCGAATGGGAGCCACAGAACTGCAACGCCCATGTCGTGGCAACGCTTCATCCAATGCTTTGCCTTCTCTGTCTCCTCCGGAGTGTAGCACCCATCACTTACAACTACAAGTAAGCGAGCGCCACGCCCATGCAAGAGATTTAGTGAACCGTCTAAAGCTTTGAACGCCTTGTTGAACTTTTCAGTTCCATCAGGTGCAGTGTAGACATTTACCTCAGGAAGGTGTTGCCCTGCCTTGAGTGTTGGGAATACATCTGAACCGTAGTACACCATCGCTGCGCGTCCTTGAACTCGACGAACCGCTTCACTCATAACCCAGGCAGTCACTGCCATTGGTTGCATAGCAGAACTCATTGAACCTGAGATGTCTACCATCACGCCAACAGTAAGTGTTGGGTCCTCGGTGTGCTTACGAACAGTGCGCTTCCAAGGTTCTGTGGTTGCCATCGCACCCTTTGCCTTTAGAGCAGCAGCTTGAACTGCAGCGCGGGTGTTCAACTTTCCTGGAGGAAGCATTGATGATACCTCGACTGCATCACGCTCACGATACTTTGCACGTTCTAGCATCGTTGCAACCTTTACGGCTGCCGCGCGCTCTGGTCCAGTTGGCATACGCTTCTCTGAGAGACGTGAACCTGTCTTTGTAAAAGGTTGTGGGCCGGTGCCACGAGAGAATACATCGACTGCAGTGTCCTTGTGGTCCTTAGCTTCTTTTGATTCGCTAGCTTTTGTCTTAGCGATTTCCTGCCACTCTTCAGTTGTCTGTTGGTCATCAACATCTTCCTGTGCATTGATACCGCATACCTCGGCAGCATCTGCTAAAGCGTCAAGTAGATCTTCAATAAACTGTTGTCCTGCTTCATCAGGAGTTCCTCCCTCTGTTTCACCACGCTCTGTGGCAGCATCCTCAACAAGCTTTGCCCACTCCTTTGCAAGTTCATAGAGTGGCTCAGAGTTGTAGTGGATGTCGTGCATTTGGAAGCGACCCCACACTGAGCGAAGTTTGACAAGTAGGTCCTCGCCAATAAACTCCTCAAGTAGTTCTGCAAGTTCCTCAACGTCCTCACGCTCTAGAACGTCAGCGTCAAGGCGAGCAAGTGTAAGCGCAGCAAGATGCGCTGCCGCACGAGTAGATGAAAGTTCTTTTAAGTTTTCGCGGGCATCTGCAAGTACGATGTCAAGAGCACAGGAACGAAGGAACGCACGATTTTGTGGAGTCTCTGTGACGCCATGTGCTTCGATTCGTGATTCCTCAAGGATACTGATCGCGTGGAACTCAGCTTTGCTTAGCTCTGCGTTCGCTTTTGCAAGATCCCATCGTGAGTACTTGGCATGTAATGCCTCGTGGAAGATCGCACCTGAGGCGCGAGGAAAGTCGAATTGTGTTTCACGTAGTGTGATGTCGCCAATTTGTTCAGGGGTTACACCCTTTCCAAAAGCAATGTCAACGTTTACCTCAACCTCAGCAAGTGGTGGGTTGAAGCAGGCTGGTGCGTCTCCTCCAGCTCCGGGTCCAACGTAGGCAACGATGTCTGAGCGTCCTGCCCATTCGTTTACTAGTCGACCAAGCTGGGCTCCGGTGCGTAGCCACTCCGGTGGAGTTGCCGCAGCGCGGGTACCTTCGATCTTGATGTGAGCCATTTGGTTTCCTTCCGTCATTTGTACTGATGGGATAATTATATCAGGTGCCCCAGTTTGGAGGGTAGGCACCCATACCTACCCTCCAGGGCAGCCAAGGTCTAGCCCTAGATCTTGGCTGGTCGGCAGTCTTCGCCGAACGCCCTAGTGAACACGTCCGCAACGACGGGGCGGTCGAGTTCAGGCGACGCGGCGAGTAAGTTCGCGATTGCGAACTTGGTGCCGAAGTCTTTTGCAATGTCGCGGAAGGCAAGGAGCTCACGCATTTGTGGAGCCCATGAGGTTTCACCTGCCAGTTGCTTCTTTGCAAGATTTTGTGCAGCGGTAACGATTGTTGTTGGAGCACCAAGCTTACGAGCAAGTGTCCAGTCAGTGGTCATCTCTGCTTGAAGTACAAAGCGAGATAGAAGAGCTTCCGATAGTCGAACTCCGGGAGCGTTTGGGTTGGTTGCTGCGATTACGTAGAACCCATCTTTTGCTTTGACAGTTCCACGCTCTGGGTTTGCAGTGACTGTGTACTCCTTGGTTCCGTCCATCAGAGAGTAAGTTCCTGCTAGAACCTTTGGATCAACGAGACCGACCTCGTCGATGAAGAGTGGCTTACCTTCCTCGGCAGCACGAAGTAGTGGACCATCGACCCACTCGTATCCACCTGAAGGTGTTTGGATGTATCCGCCAATGAAGTCTGAAAGTTCAGTGTCTCCTGTACCGAGAACTGTTTCAACCTCATCGAGGAAGGCTGCTTGGACAAGTGCTGTCTTACCGCAACCGGGTGAACCGTAGATAAGAATTGGTTGGTTATTAGTGCGCGCCTTGCGAAGAACCTGCACGTCATCGTGCTCGCCCCACTTACGTGCAAAGTAGTACTCGCCATTTGGTCGAATGTACTTCTCTTCACCAAGCATTGCGTCAGCAGAGATCACAGGGACAACTTTCTTTGGAGCGGCAGTTCGGGCAGTTGCTCTTCCAGGTGCTGGCATGAGCGCATCAAGCTTCGAACCTAGTTCGGAGTTGACGCTCTGGGTTGTGACGCCTAGTAAGGCATCTGTCAATCCAGGGTACAACTTATCGTACTCTGAAGTTTCCATCATTACTTCCTTTCGTCGTTTGGCTGGGTGGCCGTAGGATAATTATATCAGGCGAATAGAGACTCGCCGAAGTTTAGAGCGCGGCGGCAACGAGTGATGCGACCGAGAATTTTGTAAGGAGTCTTACCTTGGCGGATATCTTGCATATCCTCAGGGGTTACCTCAACTGCAATTGGTTGCTTGTACAACGTGTAACCTTTTGCGATGAGCTGGTTGAACAGGTTGTTTGTAAATGAGATGCGATCTGGGAACGTAGCTTTTGCGTGGTCAGTTCCAAGTTGTAGAATTGCCCCAGATGATGAGTCAACTTCACTGATAGTACTTGAAGCGATTGCGCGCCATGATCTACGTGGTGTTGCCGCAGAGATACTTCTACGGTAGCATGTCATTGGTACTGTCTTACCTGCAATGGACGTTAGTCCCTCAGGGGTAATGATAACCTGAGTTGTTTGGGAACCGGACCTCAATTCGAGATACAGCGCCTTTCCGACAACTGATGTGTTTGTCATGGGTGTGTCCTTTCCGTCGTTTGGTGGTGCGTTGGGATAATTATATCAGGTCAGTCTTCAGAGTCAATAGGGTAAAGGTAATTGCCTAGGTCGATGTCGAGTCCTGTTTTGATTAGGACCTCGCCGTTCTCATAGACAACCTTTGCTGTGGGAAGTCTCTCCGCCATGTACTCGCGAAGATGATCAAGAGTTTCTACCTCGGCGATCTTCATGCGTTCACCGTAACGTAGACGTCCTTGCGACGAAGTGCCGCGGATGTTGTGACGAACCCTGGAGAGCATGGACACATTGAGCATCCTGCGTTTCGGTTCCAGCTTAGTTGAATGTCCTCATAGCCAAGTTCAGCTAGAGCTGCAGTCGCGTATGCGCGCCACACCTTGATTGGACGGTTGCGTCGATTTTGTAAGTTCTCAAGAATTGTTTCATCAGCGATTGAAACGTAGATGCGTCCTTTGTCCGCACGCTCGTTCCAGCTGCGTGTTCTTACTTGGGTGTTCAGGTTCATGGGCTTTTCCTTCCGTCGTTTGTTTGGTACTGGATAATTATATCAGGCTGGGCTTCTCCATAAGGTCGTTACCCACGAGTATTGAAGTAATGAACTCGATCTTTTCATAGTCAGCTCTATTTCCTTCAACGACATAGACTATGTCCTTTAGGATAGCTTCGTAGATCTCTTCCCAATTTCTATCTGTTGGCATACGTTATCCTTCCTTCAATGTTAGGTATACACGGGGCACCGGGATTGTTTCCGCCCCGCATGCGTTCCGAGCGTTCAGGTGACCACCGGTGGACCCCGTGTATAAGCTAATTATATCAGGTCAGGCTAGAAGCTTTTTGAACTGTTCTAGCTTGGCATTAGCCTCGTTCAGTTGATTCTGAATGTCAGCCGTACGTTCCGCAACTAGCTTTTCGATTAGGAAATCGAGCGCCGCGTTTGTTTCGGTCATTGACCGATCGACTCCAACAGCTTCCTTTGTGGTAGCTCTTGGCTTATACTTCTTTGTGCTTGCCTCTTTAGGCTTGCGAGGTGAGTCGACACCTTTGAGAATGATTCCGGGGACAACCTCAACCTCGGTACGAGGTGGAACCACTGAGTATGTTGAGTAGAGAACGGCAGGTTTGTTTAGAGTAACCTTCGCGCCGTTACCTCGGAGTGTTCGCTCCTCGGCTGTCTCCTTGCGAGTGAATAGTTTCTTGTCTGCAACAAGTGCGTCCAATCCGTATCGAACTCGAGGTTCGTTGTAATCCGTACCTAGTACCTGGTTAAGGAAGGCCGTGATCTCTGGTACTGTCATTGGCTGGCCGTGTTCAGCGACCGCTGCCAATGTCAGATCACGAAGCGTCATTGCCGCATCGTGTCGCAACATCTGCACTTTCATAAATGCAGGATTGTTTGGGTTACCGCGTCTGACAGACGTCGACGCACTATCCTCGGTTACCGTCCGAGTGATGCGTGCGATTTCTCGTAGTTTCGTCATTGGTGCAATTATAACAGGCGGGTATGACATTTGCGGCATATGAAACACCTAGTGCGAGACTATTTTTTAGAGGAACTCCCTGTCAAGGTTTCCAAGCTCGATGCCGTCCTCTACACGGAAGTTAGCTGGCTAGAGCCGAGCTAGCCGCCTCGTGCCGCTATGTCCGATTTGTCCGTTATAAGCTGGATTCGGGGAACAGATCTGTACTTCCACACGGAAGTTCTAGCTAGCTGCTAGCTGTCGATCGAGAACAAGCCCGTCTCACGTCCAAGCCGTTTGAGTGATGGGACGTCGAATCGTCCGTGCCCGTCAATGTATCCAATGCTACGTTGCCACCTAGCAAACGCAGACGTGGTTTCCCCGTCTACCTTGCCCGTGATGCTATGCAGGCCGGTCTTTAGTACGAGCGCCCGTTGTACTAGCTCGACGCTAGCGTGCCGCTTGCCCGTCTGTAGATGAGCGAGCCTGATCTCCTTGCCCGTCATATCCGTGCCGCCTTGTTGGACAGGCCTGAACGTTGGCCGTCCGAATCCTAGTACCTCGTGCCTGTACCGTACACGCCGATACACGCCGTCATTGAGCTGGCTGCCCTTGGCAAGCCCGCTAGCTACCTGGCCTTCAATTGTTTCAACCAGTCCGTGCCGTTGCCAATCCTGCGTGCCCGTGACGATTCCGACATGGGGCATCCCGAAGTTCTCATCCGTTGGAAAGGTAAGGAACACGATGTCACCCGGCCTAGGCCGTGCATGCCACCGTCTCTTGTAGATGAACTCCGCCAAGCCCGCCGGTGAATATACGCAGGCCGGTAGTTCCATGCCCGCCTCACGTGCCACCACATCGATGTACGCGCCCGACCAAATACTTCCCTGGTAACCGACCGTGCCGCCGTAGATAGACTGCATGCCGGCCCGTGCCGTGTACCCGAGGTGTTGTGTTGCCGTCTCTAGGAACCGTGCCTGCAGCTCGTTGTTTGTGCGCATCAGGCTAATTATATCAGGCTAGGCTTTGAATAAAAACGTCGTAGGCAAGTTGGGCCAAGGCCTCCGCCTCGTTTGCCCGTGCCGATATGCGGACGTGTTCTTCCCGGTCCTTGCATAGCTCGATGTCATTGGCTAGGTTATCCGCCAACGCCCGTGCCTGAACCTGAATGTCCTCTAGTGACAAGCTCACTGAATCTCTCCCTCTTCAATTTCATGAACCTCTACGATTTCCTCAGCGTCACTAATGTCAATGTCTTCGTCCTGCTGTACCTCAACACCCGTCGAGGCCAATGATGCCGCCACGGTAATCGCGCCGCCTGCCAGTCTGTTAAGCCGTTCGGCAATTATCTGTGCAGCTGGGCGGTCGTCGATTACCTTGACGTTAGCGTCGAACTCTATACCGCCTCGAACTCCAGCTCTGTCTAGAATCTCCGTGGATGCTTTTAATTTTACCGGCTCTGAAACAGCGTTCTGCATGAGATCCTCAAGAACATCAACCGCATACGGCGCGGCCTGTGTAAGCTTAGCGCGTGCCCGCTCGATGTCGTCGCCGGGGCGTCTCTTAACTGAGCGAAGGTGTATCCGGCAAAGACCGTCATCCTTAATTCTTCCGCTGCTCCAAAGCATGCAGCGAACACCGTCATCCTTGATAGCTCTGCATCGATGCGGAAGCGCGGTTGGCTTCCTCTTTTCAGACGCGATCGGTTCGTCCTGCTCCTTAACCCACATCTTTGTCGCGCCGATGACCCAGGGAGGAACGAGGTAGTCCGTCGCCGTCTCGATCAGAAGATCCGTGCCGGTTAGGTAGTCGGAGTTAAGAGACTCCGGATCAACCATGATCGGACGCTTCTCCGCTAGGGAGAGGAGTCTACGCTCCTTTTGCATCTCGAGTGAGCGGGCCATGATGAGACCGGTAGGAACTCCATTTGATGCGTAGACCGTGTCCCAGCCCATCTTAGCTCGACGGAGGATGCCGCGGTTCTCGTATGTATCCTCACACACGCCACGGTCATGCTCAATGATTCCGATGAGGGAAAGGTCAGGGCGAAGATCGATGGGTTCGTCAATGCGAACCGACTCGTCCTCGTCGTCGTCCGGCGAGCGAAATAGATCAGGAGTTGTACTCATGAGAAAAATAGTATCTTTACTTAGAAAAGGAGACAGACCCCATACCGCCGGGGAGAGGACTGGGTATGGAGTCTGCCTCGTCTTAGAGCGAGGAGCTGGTACTAGCCGAAGAGCTTACTAAGAAGCGATTTCTTCTTGGCAGGAGCTACACTCGCAGTGTTGGATGCCGCTGCTGCCTTTTTCTTCTTGGCTGGTGCCTTCGTAGCTGGAGCCTTCTTGGCTACCGGCTTCTTGGCGGCAGGGGTCTTTTTCACTGCCGTCTTAGTGTCTTTCTTTTCTGCCATAATTACTTACCTGCACCGATTCCGAATGATGCGTCCTTAGGGTTAAGGGCACGTAGTAGTGGTCCTGCGACTGCACCGAGTGCGCCGTAGGCTAGTGTCTTTGTATCTGTGTGACCAGACATGTAAAGACCGAGTGCCGCTGATAGAGCGGTACGAGCGTATGAGGCAACGATTGCCTGCAATGCT